AACATTTGCGTGATGTTCTCCAGCATATATTATAATGTTCATTGGAATGCTAAGTTCATTACTTGTTTTAAAAGTTTTAAACATCCGCGCCAATAGGTATATGTCTGTGCTGTATGAATACAAAGGGACAATTGTTGAACGTATCAATGCCATAGATTTTATATCTGATGGCATTCCAAATCTTAACATTGATGACAATATTTTACGTTCCTTTTCAATATCAGAACCAAATAACATTTTTACAGAATGTAACAAATCTTCTCCATTTTCTAATCTATCAAGTTCTTTTCTGACCAAATCATCAATTAGATATTTTTGTATAAAATCATCAATTTTCATGTAATTATCAGAAATTATACCTGTTAAAATTTTTGAAACATAATCTACGTTTTCACTTGATATTTTTTTACTCGCTATAACCTTTGAAATATATTTTTGTAGATTATTAATTAGGCTTTTACTACGATGGCGAATATCTATAGCATGAATTCTCACATTGTTTATACGTTCGTAATCAGGATTTTGTGTTCCTTTAATGGGTGGTATGTGATTTTTTAACATTTCATAAATTTTTACCATAAAAATTTCACTTTGTTGAGATGAATATTTTTGAGGACCTTGTGATAATTCTATAAAAATATCAAGAAAAACAGGAGATGTTTTTGCAAGATTTATCAGAAAATCTTGTATCTCCATTGTTTTTACTGAATTTTTTCTATTTGATGGTAAATCTTTGCAACTATTTTCATATCCGTGTCGTTCTCCAAATATATACACATAAGATGAAACATTTTCTGCAAAGTCAAAGGTATGTCTTGTTAGAGTCATGGGACCACTTATGTATGTTGGAGTTGGCGGAACTTTTGTAAGCCAATTAGTTAGGCTTGTTCTGGAAGCAGGATTGAGAACAAAATCAATATTCTCTGTATCACATGTGATATCCTCACCATTCTCACCGTTTCCAGTAAGACAGTTAGCAACTGTCCCTGTTTTTAGAAAACAAGTGTCAAAAGTCATTTATTGAAGCAAAGATAAATGATTTCAACTGTAATTTCACATGAAAACAAAATATTAACAATTTATAATTTAACCGTGGTTCGATTGCTATATGAAATTTATTTTAACAAATAAGAATACTTTAAAAAACCTATTCGTTGAAATAATTTAAAAAAATTATTTTCTTACCATTAATAAAATCATTATCCTTTTCTAAATGGCATCTATCTGCACTTCCAACGTCACAAGTGGATTTATAGACTTGGCAACTTTTGACGAAATTGAAAAATACATGTATGGTGGTCCCGACGCCACTGCCTACTTCGTCCGCGAAGTTCGCAAAGCTACATGGTTCACTCAGGTTCCAGTAGTCCTTTCTCGTGCTTCGGGTCAACCAGCGTTCAATACTGAATGGGGTGTCGCTATTTCTCGTGCTGGTGACTATCTCATGCAATCTTGGCTTCGTCTTACAATTCCTTCAGTTACTTTAGCTGCTGGTAATCCATTTGCTGCAAATGGTCGTCTTCGCTGGACTCGTAATCTGATGCACAATCTCTGCCGTGAATGTTGCATCACCTTCAATGACCTTGTCGCCGCGCGATTCGACAGTTACCATCTCGACTTCTGGGCTGCCTTCACGGTTCCCGCTGGCAAGCGTAATGGCTATAACAACATGATCGGCAATTTTGACGACCTTACTGGTCCTCACGCTCCTGGTGTTGCCATTCATTCTTTCACTCTCAATCTCCCTCTTCCTCTCTTCTACAGCCGTGACAGTGGTGTTGCTCTTCCAACTGCTGCTCTTCCCTATAATGAGATGCGTATCAATTTCAGCTTCCGCAATTGGTCCGATCTTCTTGTTATTGATAATTCTGTTGACGTTCCTGTTCCGGGAACTGCTACCAGTGTCCCCGCTCAATCCACCGATCTCGTTGGTGGTGCTCCTTCTCTTGGTCAGACTCAGGTTTGGGCTAATTACGCCATTGTTTCCAATGATGAACGTAAGAAGATGGGTTGTGCTCCTCGTGATATTCTCATTGAGCAGGTTCAGACAGCCCCGCGACAAACCTTTGCTCCGGCTACCAACCCACAGCCTAGCTACGATGTTCGTTTCTCGCATGCTGTGAAAGCCCTCTTCTTTGCTGTTCGTAATACCACTTGCGCTGCTGATTGGTCTAATTACACTGCTGCCTCACCCGTAGACAACGGTGTTACGGTTAACTTTAGCCCGTTGGGAGCAGTTGACCCAGTTCTTCAGACATCCCTCATCTACGAGAACACCAACCGTCTCGCTCAGATGGGTTCTGACTACTTCTCCCTCGTCAACCCGTATTTCCATGCTCCAGTTATTCCGATTGAAACTGGTTACCACATGTATTCTTATTCACTTGACTTCATTGCCTTGGACCCGATGGGCTCTACCAATTATGGCAAGCTCACCAACGTTTCCACTGTTCCTGAGGCGTCTCAGGGTGCTATCACCGCTGCTGGAATTACCGTAGCGACTGCTGCTCCCAAGGCTGGTCTCAACAAGGCTCAGACGTTTGAGTGGATTCTTACTGGTGTTAACAACAATATTATTCGTATCTCTGGAGGAGCGCTGGGATTCCCAGTACTTTGAAACCACCGGAAACCCAAATATTGTTTATTTTATATTTCAAAAAGAAATATAAAATTGAAATTTTATGATAAAATTTACCAAAATTTAACAAATGAAAGGATTCATCTACAAAATCATCAATACAAAGACTCCAGAAATCTATATTGGTTCAACTATCCAAACATTAAAAAATCGCATCAAAGAACACAAACGAAATGCAAAACTCGGTAAAACAGATAGGCTACACGAACATATGAGAATTTATGGTGCAGAATTTTTCTCTATCGAGTTAGTAGAAGAAATGGAGTTCGACTCAAAGACTGATTTGCAAATTAGAGAAAAGGAATATTATGAAGTCCTCAAACCCTCTCTGAATATGTCTCCACCCAGTATTTCCGTTGATAAAAGATATGGAAGAGTATATCGTATATATTTTGTAAATGACAGAACGAAAAATTTCATAGGTTCAACAACACAAGGCCTAAGTGACAGACTTAAAAAATGTCGTTCCTTTTCTGATAGTGGAAAATCTCCTCTCTATAAATTAATGAGAGAAAATGGTAAAGAAAATTTTGAGATTGAATTATTGGAAGACGGTGTACCTGTTGATCAATTAACCGAAAGAGAGAATTATTGGAAAAATAAAAATGATGAACAAGAAATTTCTCTCCAGTCTAAAAAAGATCCCACAAAGGGAATTATCTATAAGATTACCAACACAGAAACACCAGACATTTATATTGGTTCTACAATTCAACCACTTAAAAATCGTTTTAAAACACACAAAAGCAATGCAAAACTCGGTAAAACAGAAAAATTATACGAATACATGAGAATTTATGGTGTGGAATGTTTCTCTATTGAATTATTAGAGGAATTTGAGATTATTTCAAAATCTGACCTTGGAATAAAGGAAAATGAATATTATAGAAAATTTAATCCTTCTCTTAATATGAAATCACCCAATATTTGCACAGATAGAGAGTATGGAAGGGTATATAGTGTGTATCTAATAAATGACAAAACAAAAAATTATATAGGCTCAACAATTAAGAATATAAATGACAGACTTTCAGATCATCGGTCTGCGTCAAATAATGGAAAAACTCCCTTTTATAATTTTATGAGACAAAATGGTAAAGAGAATTTTGAGATTGAATGTCTGGAAGATGATGTTCCCTTTTGTGAATTAATTACACGAGAAAATTATTGGATAAATGAACTTGATCCACCCCTGAATAAAAATACAAACCTATGTATTACGGAAAAAGAAAGAGATCGTCTTAAATATATTAGAAATAGAGAGAAACGTCTCAAACAAGTAAGCGAAAGACGTCTTTTAAAGAGAGATGAAATCAACGAACAGAAAAGACAGCACTATCTTGTAAACAAAGACAAAATCGGTCAGAAAGACAAGGACAAACGCAAAGAATTACGTGAAAAAGAAGTTACCCCGTATGAACAAAATCCTTTACTTACACAAGAAACGCTTGAGTCACACACAGTGTTTGAATTAAAAGAAATCGCAAAACGATTTGGATTGGATAAAACTCCAAAATTGAAACCGAAATTGATTGAAAAAATTTTAAACGAACAGAAAGCCAAATTCACTGCTTAATTTTTTCTCATTCCATTAATGGAATGAGAAAAATTATATCAATAAAGCAAATACGTTCTTCTTTTTATTTTTAGTATAATTTTAAAACTAAATCAAGTATCAAATGTGAATTTTAAATACTGAGTTACAATTTTCAGAAATCATCCAAAGGGGTGTTTTTTCGCTCAAAAGTGCTGCTGTTAAACTAAACGAACTCTCTACTGTTCCAATAATCGCGCGATCACATTTACTCAACAGATAAAGGTCAACAACGGCAGCTAACACATTATTTCTGTCATTTCCAAACTTGTTAAACCGAGGTTCGTATGTTATCAAAGAATTCCCCAATGCCATTTTAAAATCATGTTCATGCCTTGGACTGTCTGTTGCCAGAAAAAATACATATCCCTCATGTGCCCAAGAACGCGCACGAAGAAGAAGAGTTTGGTCTGTTTTTTTCCAATCTTTTTCTTTAAAGCTACCATCTGTTCTACGTATATGCAATCCAACCATAATACGCCCTTTCATTTTTGTTTCATAAATTTTATCTATTTCATTTTTCAAATGTGTTACTGGACAAAGTTCCCTTAGAACACTTTTCATTTCCATAAACACAGAATCTTCAATAAATTTTCCAATGTCCTTTAAAACATATTGCTGATTAATCTCATCGTCTTTGGAAAAAATAGTGTTGACACAATAAACTACAAAAATATGTTTGTCTGTATTAGTATTCACAATTGGAAAAGGAACTAGCACATGACAATCATAATGGTCTGATGTGTCTAAATATTCATTAATCTGAACCATCGATAAAAATTCCATATTTTCTATAGGTTCAAAAATATCCTCAAAATTTGTTGATTGTCCATGATAGGTTAATAATGACCTACCAGGGTTATCTGTCCAAAATACCATTACTTTTCTACCAGTTTTTTTCGCCAACCGCAAAGCAGATGCAATTGGTATCAATCTATTACATATACCATTGAAAAGCGGAAGACAAATAAGTTTCATTTTAAAGTTGATTTTTAATCTATAAGTTGTTTTTAAATCAAGTAAATGTCAGAAAAAAACATCGTTATTGACATATACACAGATGGAAGTTGCATTGAAAAACGTGGAGGATGGGCGATTATTGTTTTATTCAGTGATAAAATTGGTATAACTTTAAGCGGTTGTGAAAAAAATACAACTAATAACAGAATGGAACTAAAAGCTGTAATAGAAGCTTTAAAATTTATACTGGAAAACGGTTTTATTAATACAATCACAACCATACACTCAGATAGCATGCTTACTATAAACTGTGCTGAGGGAAAATGGAAACGAAACAAAAATATGGATCTATGGAAAGAGTATGATTTTCTTTTTCACAGTATAAAATCTAAAGCTAAAATAGTGTTCAAATGGGTAAAAGCACATAATGGTATTGAACATAATGAATTCGTTGACAAAGAAAGTCGCGCACAGACATCAACTTTAAACACAATAAAAATTTAAAAAAAAATCTTGCACAAAAAGAAAGAAATATGTCAGAATATTCTGGACCCACTGTTAATTCTACCGGTTGTGCATATGCTACTTTGAACAGATATAACATGTCTGTTGCTGGAACGAATCCTCCAGTTCCAGCAACGACTGTGCGTGGTCATTACGTTGTTCCTACTTGGAACTTTCGCCCAACCTATGATACGTTAGTTAAGGGAGGATGTTGTGCAGGCTATCCCAGTATCGGACAAGCCTATGGTAAGGATGCAGGAAACTGCAATCCCAAGTATGTTAAAATGCCTTGTGGTATGTAATTTTTTTTTATTTTTCTATTAATAAAACAAATGGCACAATATAATGATTGGTCTGGACCATCTGTACAAGGTGGCGCGTGTTCTTATGCTACTCTAAATAAATATTACGGAGGTACTAGTGGACTGGCTGTTCCCGATCCTAGTGCAAGTGCACGCTCTCAACGTATGGTACTTCCCAGTTTCTCTCCTCCTCCTGGATACAATTCAGTTTCTGGTCCTCCTCAACGTATTCCATCTTGCAGTGGATACGCTAGTGTAGATAAAGCATATGGTGGTGCACGAGGTTGTGCATCAGATTACATTGCCAAACTTAATCAATGATTTTTTTAATTGATTTTATACTTTATTAAAGTATAAAATACGTCTAATGAGTTTTAACGTGACTATTATGTCTTTTGCTATAACCAAGACCACGAACATATCGTGATTTAGAACATCTTGGATCTTCACCAGACGTGTCCAAATCATCATATGTCATTCCATCAATCTGATCGATTCCTGGTTCTTCGGTTTCCATACCCATTAATTCATCTGAATCTTCAAAATTTTCTTTAAACAACACACAATGTATAAACATAATCACAACTATCACGATCAATATCAAAATCAACAAAACACCAATTTCTTTCATTTTTTATTTATGCATAGATTTTCTCGCAGAAGAAATTATAACAAAAATGAGTATGGTGAGAATTATTATGATAGTCATCGCAATAACAATATCCATGTGTGATTCTAAATATGTTTCCATTTTGCATATTTTCGCATCACCACTCATTACACATGCTTCATGATTCTTTTGGTCACAATCATTATTACTGGTACAATTTTTAACCGCGAATGTTTTATAACCTGATGGTGAAGCTCCAGATTTACATGTCCCTCTCGCATCTTTTATCACACAAATTTCACCTCGTTGCCAATCACAGTCAAATTTATCAGAACATCCTCCGTTTGCTGGAGGAAAATCAGTCTGAACACAAGGCATTTCACATTGATCTAAAGTTTTCGCAACAAGAAAATCTTTAGGACAGACAGAATTTGTATCATATTTGCTCATACAATCACCATTACAGAAAAACATATCGGGATCAGATATACATTTTTTGCATTGATCCACAAATGAAGGATCATCCCATTTATCTCTTGCTGAACAATCTCCAAGATTAGGAGATGGTGCTGAAAGTGGTTTCATAGACATTTATTGTATAAAAATAAATTATTACAAAAATCGCAATCCAAACCGTGGTTTTTGTTTTCGTGATTTCATAATCATTACCACAATTGCAATCAGAACAATAAGAAGTAGAAGATAAATCCACATTTTCTTGCTCTTCATCACGCTTCCATCAAAAGAAAATCCTTCGACAGATCCACTACCGGTTACAGGAACATCGTTCTTTCTGAAATACATTTATTATAGAGCATAAATATTTTTTAATTATCAAATACTCTGTTATGACATATAATTTTTCACCAAATTAAAATTTCTCAGAATTGCGTCTGTCATTATTGCGTTATCATAGAGTATTTTGTCTATAAAAAGTAAAAAGTCATTGTGATACGTATTTATTTCTTCAATGTGTTTCATTGTTTCCTGTTTTACTTCTAAAATATTTTTTAGTTCTGTTTCCATAGCTGAAATTTGATGTAAAGTCTGTATATCAAGATGAACCCCTTGTATTCCAGAAGTCTGTCCTCTGTTTTTCAATTCTCTTAATTTTTTGACTATTAAATCTT